GGAGTCCATGACCTAGCATTTGTTGATGTGAATAACACACCATCATTTACGTCTTGAGTAATTGGTTTGCTCGTAATAACGTCTGTTCCTCCAGTCTTAGCAATCCAAATTCTATAGTCTGGATCATTGCCATCTGGTTTCACAACAAAAGCGTATTCTGAACCAACTTCTAAAACAAGAGGAGACGGGAAAGTTACCGTAGTTGCAACAGACCCATCAGTTGAAACATTAACATCACTTGCATTCACATGAACCTTAGAGAATGGTAGAACATTAGATGTTATTACACCATTTTCTACTTTTGGTATGTATAATGTGAAACCAGCAGTTGATGACTTAGTTTGGAAATACAAGTCAATTTTAGATGCATATAAAACGTTATCATTACTTACCATAGCTCGTTTGATTAGGAATGTCTGAGCGATTGGGTCGCCGCCGTCGCCGCCGCCTTCGCCGTCGTCGGAGACATCATCTTGCCAAGGTGGTTGATTAGGTCTAAACGTATTCGTCACAGAAACGCTTTGACTAGATGAAGTACCAATATTAATATCTGCTGTACGAGTAGATACGTTAATACCACGTTTGTTGATAGAATAGTTAAATGCACTATATGTTATAGAACAGGAAGAAATTGCGGTATTTCTATCAGTGTAATCGCTTACATCATAGATTTCTAATTTTCTATCACCAACAAAATATGTGTTCGCTGGAATTCTAAAGATTGCTTTTACAGTGCCAGATGCGTCTGAAGTAATAGCAGTATTGAATACTGAAGAACGTCTCAATCCAGTTAATGTAGTTCCTAATGCAGATGCCACATGAGTATCAACATTGTCACCATCAAAGAAGAAGTGAAAAGTAGTGCTGGGTCTTAAACCAAACACAAGAACTTTTATTTCTCGCTCTCTCATAAACGGTTTGAATTGCACATCCGTTACGAAGTCGCCTACTTGTTCAGTTGACTCAGAACCTATACCAATTTGAAGTTCATTAATCGTTTGTGTGGTGGTTCTTGTAACTGTGGTTGATGTGCCACCAAATGCTGCTAAACCTCTTCCTGTAGCGGCTACGTTATTAGTTGCAACATTTGTCGCAACTGAACGACTTACCTGTTGTAGAGGTACAAATTCATTTATTGCTTCAGCAAAGTCCATGAAAGGCGTAGCAAAATCAATATCCAAATTGTAATCTGGTGCTGTTGTTAAATCATAACCAGCATCATATTCTGGAGAAATGAATGGCGTGCCCTTGAACGAGTAGAAATCGCCAACACAGTTTCTAGTCTTTGTAGCATAGCTTTGGTTGATTAAAGAAACGTCGGTTTTAGACAACATAAGAGTACCACCAAAGTCCGTCGCATTACTTGTAGCTGCTACTTTGAGGTCAATATCGAACTGTCTTATTTTTGGTGTAATCTCTTTATATGCTGGGTCTATAGCAGCAGAAAATTCAGGGGAAGTCACTTCAGAGAAACGTAAATTCTCAAAGTTATCTGAGACGATGCCATTTTTAAATCGATTTAATCCAGCTTCATCTAAGATTTCTTTGTCTTTTGTTTCGGTTTCAAGTGCGTTCAAAACAGTATAGTATTCCAATTGAGAAATTCTACGATCTAGTTTTGAAATATCCCTCATAGTGTAACCCTTATTCACGCTATCACGAATAAGTTTTACTGCATATGCAGGCTTACCTGCTCTGTTAGCAACAAGTGAAGTTAGAGAAGGATATGGAGGAACTTTGACAACAGCAAGAGGCATACCCCTTGAAGGAGGAGCAGGCGCTGTTGGAGTATCTGATGCAACACCCTTGATTACTTTAATATTGCCTTCGCTATCAAGGAAGAGTCTATCAATCCTTGGTAGATAATATTCGTAATCAATCTCCATATTCTGATTTGGAGCAACAACATATTGTTCAGCATCGGGGAATGTTACAGCAGTGCCCACGGCAGTAGTAGAAACAGTAGCGGCACCAATTGTTGTTGCAATTACCGAGGTATTAACACAATATGGTCTGAAATCAACAACATTTCTAAGGTCATATGATATGCCAAATTCAGATTCATATGTAGGAATATCTTCTGGGTCAATGTTTGTATAACTGTCTACGCTGAAATATCCATCACCAAAACTACCAGAGTTGTTTTCTTCGAATACAGAAACCTTGAATAGAAAAACATCGTCAGCACCAATTGTTAGAGCGGACTTCTTCTTTACATATGAATTATCGTAATAAGCATCTCTTTGATTTGGAAACAGAATAAAGTTGTTAGTAACATCAACGTTATTCGCAGATGTTGTTTCACTGAAAGTGTTGTTATCCGATTTATATACTGCTAGAAGCTCATATGCATCAGGGAAGCCGAGTGAATAAGTACCAGTGACACCACCAGCAGCGGTGTTGGCTTGCACTTTTACATATGCAGTTCTTGTAACTTTTTCAGCAGGAGCAGCAGTGATTTTTTTCACATTGTAGTAGGCAATAACGTCCATCTCAGCAGCAGGAGCAGACAAGCCAGCAACAGATAAAGTTTGACCAGAAGTTGTTACTGTCGCACCAGAAAGATCAATAGGTTTGCCTTTAACATAAGGTGATTGAGTCTCATTACAGATTAAAACAATTTCTTCTTTTTGTGCTGTGGTTAATGTTGCAGAAGCGCCATAGGTCCAATAGTCTGTGCCTGCCAATGTGATAGTTAATGCGCCGCCAGTAGATACAGTTAGTCCAGTAGGCTTTGCTGTTCTGTAAACAAAATCTGCTGTGCTTGTTGGTATTGTTTTGACTGATGAAAGACCTACTGTCCATAAAGCTCTTTTAAACGATTCATCATATAATTTTGCTTTACTGTTTGAGTCCAAAACAATGTCAGCATTACCATCGGTAGCGCCATTGTAATATAAGTGTTTTGTTTCGGTGAATAATTTGTCAGCATTTGACATACGAATGTCGAAAATATACATTTTATATTGAGTCGTATTATTACCAACTGTGCCACTATGATGTTCTACACCACGAAGTTTTGCTTCACCAATTTTATTACCACTTGGAGATGTTACGATTGCTCCCCCAGTAAAGGCATTCTCTGCTGCATCATATAGGTCAACATCTATGATTTTATTAAAATCAAAATGCCCCATATACTCATCAACAATTACATAGTTACCGATATTGGTTGATACGTTTTGTTCGTCAACACTTTCGAATTCAGTACCAGCATCAATCTGAACGTCAATCGTACCAAAAGTTTGAATTCTTTGACCGCCAACATAAGCAAGACCTTGACCAACACCAATATCCAAAACGCTAGAGTTAGCACCAGCTTTTATTGATAGTGGGAAATTCTGAATAACGTAATCACCAGATTCTTCTTCAGTTCGCCTAGCAAGTTCATCTCCGATAACAGAATATTGTGTGGTATCTTTAATTCTGACTGGTCGCCCATTCTGATATTGAATTATCGAGAAGAAATCCGCATCAGCAATTGCAAGCGCTGTAGTTTTAGCGGTCAATGCTGGAGTTAGCTGAATTCTATCAGCGCCAGGAGCATTAGCGTTGTTGTATCCTTGAGCGTTGTCTAAAAGAGTTGTGTCACCAAAGCTATTGATGATAGTCTCTTTTGTAACGAAACCAACAGAAATGTTATCTGGTGATGTGTTATATTTTTCAACAACGACAGTTTGCTCATCGACTAATACGAAAGAACCCTTCTGATAAATTACACCATCAGATATCTTTAGACCAACGCCGTTGCCAATAGTAGTCGTGCTTTCACCTGTTACTGTACCTGCTGCTTCGACAGTTGTTACCGTAGCGGCAGAAGTAAAGTTTTCGAGACGAATCTGTTCCGTCGAAGAAAAGGTCTTATTCGCACCATTACTTTTTACATATCGAACAAATAAGGTATTTAGATTAGGAGTTTGAGTTTCTAAACCAGCAGAAACAAGAAGAACATACGCCTCAACACCGGTAGTAAGACCAACAGCACGAAGGCCTTCGTAGTTAGACATAACGACAGGTTGACCATCAACCTGCAAATCTTTAATTTTTACATAAGCGAGTCTAGGTAAATATGTGAAACTACAACCCTTTACAATTGTACCTTCTTTGAGGATATTATCACCGAAACGTTCAATCTGATTTTGAAGAATTGTCTGTAGCTGTGTTAGTTCACGAGCTTGAACAGCAACACCCGGCTTAAAGAGAATTCGATGGAAATCTTTGTCCGCATCATAGTCATCATGATACGGGTCTTGGTTAAAATTGGTATCTAATCCCATTTCTTATCCCTTTAGAATTCTAAAATGATTCTTACTTTTTCAGATTGATCATCAGACCTAGCGACTGGTGACATATTTTCTATATATATAA